GCGGACATCATCAAGACCAGCAAACCAATCAAATGTACTAGCAAGCTCACTAGCAGCAATATCAACATCGTTGTTAAGAATATAATCGATCTCATCATCCGATAAGCCACGCTCTTCGATGTTGCGGCCCACGCCGATGGTTAAGTATCCGGCGGTGCACTTGTATGGTTTGTGTTCTACGCCTTCGTGTAAACGAAGTTGCGCGGCTAGTCTTTCTCTATCCATTATTGACTCCGTTGTTGTAAAGATTGCGCCAACGCCTGTGTTGTTGGGTTCGGATTAACAATGGGCGATGTTGCTAGGTTGGACGGTTGCTGTGGTGCTTGCCCAAACAGGTTTAGGTTTTGTAACCCGGACTGAACCGCGGGAAGTATATCTTGAATTGGTGCAGCTTCTTGCTGTGCTCTTTGAGCAGTAAGCCTTGCCGCAGGTGCAGCTTCTTCTTGTATTTGAGCAGCGTTTCCTCGAATAGCTTGTGATCCCAATTGTGAAGTGACTTGAAGAACCGCTTGAAGACCTTGACCAATAGGATCTTGTGTCTTCCGTTTCCCCTGTAAAAATTCTTTTACTGAAAGCTTTTTCCGAGAAGCCATCATTGCTTTTAAAACTTCTGGCCTACGAAGAATTTTTGACATTGCAGCGTATCCCACACCTGTTGTAAGGGTTGTCACAGGGTTTGTTAAAAACCCAACAACACCCAGAGTCAACGCAATCTGTGGAGCGGCAAGACCACCCTTGCCTTTAATAGCTGCATTAGATGCACGGGTCATATCATCAGCAATTGTAGACAACGAGTTGTAAACACCTTTGCCAAACAAGTTATCGATGTGACTTTCACCGTAAGACTTAATTACGCTTTGTAGGCGCGTACCCAAAGCGCCAGACTGAAAGTCTTCTAAGAAGTTACCAGCAAGACGGATTTCACCGCCATCTTCAATGGTGCCACCAAGCTGACGAATAATACGGCCCATTGCTACATCTTTTGCCTGCTCAAATATTTCAGGGTTCAGGGCTCTTTTTGCTTCTCGGATAGCTCTTTCGTTTGACAACAGCAACCGGCCAATCTCTTCTGTGTCACCAGATTCAAAAGCACGATAAATTTGTGAGCGGCTTATTTCCTTTTGAGTTTGCGTCGCCTGTTTCAGAATTTGCATTTGATCCACAAGGGGACGATTAGGCAGAGCGTTTAATATATCAGGGGCAATGTCTGCCCGCCCTTTTTCAAGAACAGTGATAAGATCGTCCAATTGAGCTTTTTCTTTGGTAAATAAACGATCAATCGTTGTACCTTTTTGCTTGAGAAGTGTAGCCAGCTTCACAGGGTCAACAACTTTTGCACTTGTTGATGTTTCAACAACGCGAGCTTGATCAAGCATTTCTTTTAAATACATAGATCCAAGACGAGTTCTGATCTCTTCCGCAGCCTCTGCTCCAGTTCCACGAATTGAAAACCTAGCTTTAGCGGCATCTTCAAATGCTTTAACTTGTTTTTCAACTTCTATTCTAGTCCTGTTGTTTTTAGGTAAATTTTGCACGGACTCAAGAGCTTCAGAAGCAGACATATTTCCAATTCTTTGTTCTCCAGCAAATCGAGCTGAAGCGGCTAAGTCTGTAATTTCAAGATCTGGAACGCCGCGAATTGCACGAAATAATTGACCTAACGCTTCTGGGTTGTCTTCAGCAATAATTTGTTTGTAAATAAAAGGCATATTGATTTGACCTTGTTGTGCTTTTTTAATCACACTCAAGGTGACTGGATTGTCAAATCTCTTCATGCCAATACCGTATAAACGATTTGCTCGAGTTAACAAGTTTAGCCCGTCTGAAATAGTTTCCATAGCCAAGCCCATATTGTTAATCATGGCTTGTTCATCAGTCATTAAAGCGTTTAGTCCTCGAGATGCGCCGGGTGTCTCCATACCTGCACCTTCTTTCATCATCTCAACTGTCTGTCTCATGCGAAGCTGTGTTTCTAAAAATGAATTATTAGCCGACGTTTTTAAGCGTTGCATTGCTGCAACTGAAGCATTGTTGACGATGTCGGGAGTTGCAGAAGCCTCAACTAACTGCTTTCGTATACGTTGCATTTCCGCAGGAGTAACATAATCATTCATTGCTAAGATTCGGCGGCCAAGCTTAGATGTTAAAACATCCGCACCAAATTCAAGGTCTACTTCTCTAAGTTCATCTTTTAACGCTTTTGTAGAAATGATTGGTTTATCTTGTAATATACGATTGGCTGTTGTGTACAACTGATCGATCTTTTCATCGAACAAAGATTTCCGCAACTGCAATGCATCAGCTAATTCTTTAGACACGTCATCGCCTTGACGAAGAGGAGCCATTACAGCTTCAATCTCATTTTCAACTGCTTGATCTAACATCTTTTGGGTGTCTGCAAGTAAGTTTTTAGAGTTACCGTAAAACGTATCGATGTCGCGCATGACTGAGTTTTCAAAGTCTTTGAGCTTTGTTATGTCTACGGAGGCAACGTCCTGCAAATCTCCCATTAGGATGCGAAGATTGTTTTCTGCTGCTTTTTGGTTTGGAAACACGCCTTCATATACAGCTTGAAGTCTGTTAAGAATAGGTCTGAATTCTGACGATGTAGCGCCAGCAACTGTAGGCTGTAACCCGCGTTCAATAATTTCTCTGGCTTCTGCTCGCAAAACTTCGTTTGCTGCCCCGCCCGGACCCTTAATTAAACGACCAAATACGTTAGATAACGTACGACCTACACCTTCACCAAGTAATGCAAACCCGCCTTCAAATGCTGCGTCTCGTCCGACTTCAGACAAAGATTGCCGCTGAAGCCCCTCTGCAGATTCAATAGCTTCATCAATTAACTTACCCGCGGAAGCTGACCCAGCAACTAAAAGAGCACCGGGGATAAAACCGAGGCCAGAAGTCATTAATGCTGTACCAATACCGGCAACAATAGGTGCCCCTGCCTGACCCCCAAATTCTTTTACATCTCCCCAGGATAAGCCTTCTTCATCTACAGCAACATCTGGCCCTGTTCCCATACCAAGAGTCTTACGGCCTTTTTCTGTAATAATAAAACGGCCAAGAGCATCTTGACGATACCCACCAGATCCAACAGTTTTTAATAAGTAATTAGCTTTTTCTTTTTCATTTTCCATACGACCAAATTGAAACCGAGAAAAACCAGCAACATTATCTACCCCAGACGAGTAGTCAACGCCGGGTTCTTTGTATTCACTTAAAAATTCTTCTTGAGTTATTTGGCCGCCGGTTTTTGGATCAATCCCCATTGCACGACGTTGACGAACATATTCACGAACTTCATCTGGGGTGGCTGTCGCAAAATCTATGCTTTGATCGCGAGAAACAGTAGGGGCTTGGTCCGGATAGAACTGATCAACAATTGCTGCTTGCTCTTCTGCATTCGGCTCATCTCCAGCAATATTAACTTTAACCCTGCCTTGAGGAGTGTCGAGTAGTATTTGCCCCATGTGACCTCCTTTTATTTCCTATAGTCCCAAACCGGGACACCGTCTTCGTCGCCAACTTTAATAAGACCTACTGAAGTCCTTGTTGGCCGTCCGCTAGTATCAAATCCTGCACGATACAATTGCTGTTGGAATGGAGCAAGTGTATTAGAGGCAGGTATTATTCCTGATTGACGGCTACTTCCAGGGGCATACATTGAAGATAAACGTGTTTCAATTGATTGCAAATTAGCAAGATCACCTTGCTGTCCTACACGAATTTCATTAATGGCGCGGCCAAGTCGTTTTGCCATAAGTTCTTCGCTTTGTGTCGCCAAAGAAAACACACCGCCTTCGATAGCTCCTGGGCCAAATAACGCTGTAATTAACAAATCAACGTCACGATCTGAAATAGAGTTTGCGGATTGTGTTGAACCAACTGTTGCTGGAATTGCTTTTTGAAGACCAAAACGGAACGCGTCACGAGCTTCTTCAATACTTTTATATTCTCTGCCCAGTTCGATGCCAAAAATGTTGCCGCCTTTTTGCAATAAATTTTTGAGCGCAGCACCACCACCGGTAACATTGCCGTCAACTACATCAATATAAGTGTTTTCAAGAAGACCAATTGCTGTTTCTGCACCAATTACGTTCTTAACAGACTTTTGAAACGCTTCCGACTCTGCTCGGCCATCTTTATTACTTAAAGTACCGTTTTTAATAGCTTCATCAATTAACTTACCACCCGCAGATGCTCTTTCTGCTGCTGCTTTGATTAGCTCAGGAGTAGTTGCTCCAGATGGGATACCGTTTTCACGAATATATCCAACACTAATTGCAAAAGGGTCACCTGCTTTAACTTCGCGGCCATTGACCACCATATCTTCTTCAGCAATATAGGTTTTCAATGCACGGCCTTCTCGATCTACAGCACGTTGTTCAGCACGTTGTTTCCCAATCTCACCTAAGCCATACTGCAATCCGGCTAATTTAACCTGACGGGTAAAGGCGTCTCGGTCTTTTTTGTCTTTGATAAACATGTCCGCGCCATCGGATAATGCTTTAGCAATATTTGATATAGCGTTAGGACTTTGTCCAGCAGCCATTGCAAATCCAATTTTTGCAATTGCAAGACCTCTGTTCATACCTTCATACTGCGGAGCGTTTTCCGTGAACTCCGCCATCAAACGCTTTAATTCGCCTTCTTGTAATTTAGGGTCGTTTGATCGAACAACATCAGTAATACGTTGTTTTTCCGACAGGCCCATTTCAAGAGTGTCACCTTCATCCAGATTTTCTGGAACGTATTTCTCCAAATAATCTGTTTCGTCTTCTGTTGGAATTGGACGTTGCTCGCCTGCCGCTTCCGTTGCAGCAGCTTCTTCCGCTGATCTTCTACGCTTGTCACGAGCTTCCGCCTCACTTTCCGGCATAACGTCAGGCATGTCTGGAACAGGTTGATCAGCTTCTTCCGCTTGAGGAAGTCGAATACTTCCCGGTGGAAGTCCTGTTGCTTGTTCCAATTGTTGTAAATACTCTGCAGTGGGTTCAACAACTCTTCCAGCAGGTAAAGGACCTTCTTCCGATGGAAGAGAAGCACGGAACTCATCTATCGATTCAAACGGACGGTTCATTGCTTTTGTTCTAACAGCCCGCTCTTCAAAATCTCTTGGTCTTGTTTTTTCAAACTGACTAGTAGGATCCAAAACCCCTGCCGCTTTTAATCCTCGTTGGACAATATCGGAACCCGCAATACCCTCATAAATGTTTTGGGCCATGTCAGGAATAATTGCAACCTCTTCCGCAATCCCGCCAAGCGTAGAAATTGCCGCAAGCCTGTCTTGTTCCGTTTGAAAATATCCCTGTTGATCTTCTGGGGACATTGCATCAAATTGCTCACGAGTAATTCCAGGCCTTCTGTTTTGCCCTTCTG